ATCTTGCTTGTCGAAATAGTCAGCTGGACCTGACCACCCACAAGCCGGATCACCAGGGCGTTCAGAGGTGACTAGCGCTTTGAGGTGTAAGTCAATTTTGGAATAGTCAATTGCGCACCTCATCAACTGCGAAAGCATCGGATCACAAGTCCCTGGGGTTCCACCAAAAATGCGAATACGTTCGTTGTTGTAAATACCAATGAAGTAGTTCCCGTTTGACTGAATAATGCGAGCGTTTACTTTTTTGTCGACTAAATCCATGGATTGATTGTGATGGCAAAAGAATCATGGCATGCCAACAAGCAGGGCGCAAGGGGTTTTATTTTTTTGGCCGTTTTTTTGCTAAATACCTCAACCTGCTCCGTTCTTTTGCTTTGGTCACAGTTTCGTCCCTGCCAGGCAATTCACCTGGCCCGCCTACATTTGGCGAAAGCAAACTTTCCCAGTCTTGGCCTGTTATCACCATTTTTCTAACATAAATTGATACTTGTCCCAACTGTCAACCCAAGATTCCAAACATTGGTCTACGCTTTGTTCAATCACTTTGCATTCATTAGGGGCTGATATTACTGTCACGCATTTATCAATAGGCAAGGCTGGGTGATGGTCGCACAACATTGCAGCGTATGCCCCAAGCTGTTCTTCAGCAGGCTTTCTCCTGCGAGCGGCTGATTGGCTGGACACTGTTTTTACATCACCCAAAACAATTTTTCCGTTCCTGTGCTTTATAAGAAAATCAAATGATCCACCAAGTGATTTACGTTGATCGCAAAGCCTGTATTCAGTTGCAATAACTTCGCAATTTTCAAAAAGCTCGCATTCAATTAGCGGATCAACCCAGTCTGTCCACCTTTCAGGGAAAACAAGCTGTTCGCCCTGTAGGAATTTTTCTACTACATCGTGCAGGGCTTGGCCCCTTGCAGCCCAACCATCTGGACCATCTTTGTATCGCATGATGTTCGCTTTAGCATCGTCGCTGAGGCTTGAGCCAAGTACTTGGGTGACAGACCTCTGCAACCATTCGGTTTCAAGCCTGTACTTGTGCCATTGTTCATAAAAAGCCAGCGATTTGATTGGTTTCATTTTGTTCCTTGCTTGATTGCCCAACATGGGGCATCCTTGGGCCTGACGCAAGCCCAATTCATGCCCACATTAGACCCAAACGAGGCATACGCACACGAAAAGATTGACTTGAATGGTGAGTACCGGGTTTTAGTGGACCCAAGGGTTTTACGCGAATGCCATCGGAAAATGCCAATTGGCCAATCACGTACATCTTGGGTAAACCAACTTTTGCAAGACGCTATTGCTTTGAAACCAGAGGCTTTAGCGCGTGACTGATTTGGAAAAGGAAATGGCTGCTTATGAGCTTTTGCAGTGGGTGCCTTATAGCCTGCCCACCTTTTTTGATGAACAACTTGCATCTGAGTGTCTTTACACAAAGATGCAACGCCAAAGATCTGATGCAGCTCTTGCAATTTGGGATGATGAGCATCCTGAAAAAAGCAGTACAGAACTTGCTGCTTTTAGGCAGCTCAACGATCTGAACGTTTATTCAGACAACATTTTTTACTCCCCTAGCCGTGCCAAAGATGGCGGATACACCAAGCGACTCAAAGAACACCTTTCCTCAGGAAACACTCAACGATCACAGAGCACTTTTAGACCAGATAGACCAGCACGCTGGCGTAGTGCTAAATGAAGAAACTGACCCATTACGCCGTAGCCAGCTTTTGCGGCTTTTTGCAGAAGAAATCCAATGTCCGATAAATGAAAAAACGGCCGGCATGCTTTTGGTCAAAGCTGAAGGCAAAGTCAATGGTGTATGCACACCTCGGCTTAATGGACAAAAAATGGACACAACTCCTACGCCATGGGCTTGGGAAGGTGTCTTGATGTCAGGTACTTTCAATCTTCTTGTTGCTCCACCAAAAGTTGGCAAAAGTGCGTTGATGGTTGGAATGATCAGTGCTTGGTGGCATGGCGAAAAAAAGTATTTAGGGCAGGCCTTGCACGGGGCATGTCCGAAAGTTTTCATCATTGGCACTGACCAACCTGAAAACGATTGGCACAATTTGTTCAAGCGTGAAGGGCTTGTCACAGCTGATGGCAACCTTGGCGGCCCTGTCGAAATGTTGTGGCACACAGCGTCACCACTTCATTTGACTGATGAAGGTATTGAACACCTTGAAGCTATCGCTACCAAAAACCCCAACTCATTGTTTTTACTTGATAGCTATCACGCCTGTTGCTCACCTCTTGGATTGGAAGAAGCAGCCTCAAGTTTTGATGGCCCCGCGCGGAAACTTGCACAAGCATTGGCTCCGCATAAAACGACGCTTGCGATGATCCATCACACCAATAAATCAGTTTCTGGCGGCAATGCAACAAACGCAAGCAGAGGTAGTAATGCCCTCCCTGCTGCAGCAAGTTTGACGATCCTTATGAATTGGTTCAAGCAACCTCTTGAAGGGCAAACACAAACTGACCAGCGGGTTGTGCTCAAAACACAAGGCCGCGCAAAAGGGACGACTTTGCTGATTGAGCTGAAAGATGACGGTTGGGTCCACCATGGCGACGGTGAAAGCGTATTGCACGCTGAAAGCATGCAGGAAGTCTCTGACGGCTTGCAGGGGCGACAGGCTGACGCTTATGACCACATCCTGGAACGTTGGATGGTTGGTCAGTTTCCAGTCACGTCATCCGAGCTTTCTGCTGTGTTGTCTGTTGACCGAAACAAGGTGAACCGTTGCTTGCGTTCGCTGCAAAAAAAAGGCTTGATTGTTGAGTCTGGGCAGACGGCACCATCGCTGGAAGGTGGAAGGCCGTCGATCATGTACATGCCCGCAACAGCCCCCACTGAAAATGGGGGTTTAACGCCCCAAACGCCTTTTTCCCCCACGCGCGTACATGGGGAAATAGGTTTAACCCCTTTAACCCCTTTACAACCCGTTTCCGGTGGGGGGGGGTTAAACACCCCTGTTCCAGGGACGCCAGTAGAAAGGTGCATCAAAGGCAACTGGGCCAATGGCTGGGTTGTTGTTGATGCTTCTAACCTTCATGCGGTCAAGGTCGCACAGCTTGGAAACCCAATGCTGAGGGTTTCAAATTTGCGCTGGGAGCAAGACATACGGCCTTGTGCTGGGTCGCCGTTCCTGGCTAACGAAACAAACACAACTGATTCTTACGATTTCTGATGCCTGACTCCAACCGACAGTTCCCAGTCCGCGTTGACATACGCCTCACTGAAGACGAACGGAACAGCTTGAACCTTGAAGCCATTCAGCGCGGCATAACGCGCCAAGAACTGCTCAGGGCAAGAATCTTGACAAGTGAAGGTGAAAAAGCGCCAATCCCTCCATACAAGCCGGTCCACCTGTCACGCGGAAGAGACGCTATTGACAAAGCCGTTGACGCGATTACTCGTCGGTATCATTTTATTCCGCGTCATCAACTAGAGCCAATTGTCTGCACAGTAATCTGTGCGTTATCTGCCATTAATAAAAAAGAATTATGAAATGTCCTAAGTGCGGAAGTTTCAACCTCAAAGTTGTTACTACAAAAATTGACGCATACGAGCCTCATGAAACGATTAGGCGGCGTAGGTGTAACGCATGCGATTACCGCTGGTATACAGCCCAAAGCCCTGAAAGGATCGTTAAATATGTTTCTTATGTTGGGGGACTTTGCCATTTACCCTCTGGCATGCCATAATCCATTCAGCAGGCAACTGCACCGTTTTTCTCCCATGACTGTCACAGCAAACGATTCAGCCCTTCAAACCAACAAGTTTAAACTTGATCAGATCATTTGTTCTAGCTTCGGCTACGACATGACGATCGTTGAGTTCTACGTTGTTGCTCGCATGACCAAGGCCAGCGTCTGGCTTCGCCCTATCGGTCGCACTGTCACCGGCGACGATGGCCGTGGCGAGGGCAGAGCAGTCCCAGACAGCTCTTGGCAGGCACCAGACAACAACCTATTCCGCAAGCGCATTCAGCACTGGGATGGCGTTGAAGGCATTTCTGACAGCATCAAGTATTTCCGCATTTGGGACGGGAAGCCCCAGTACCACAACACTTGGGACTGAGCTGTTGCTCTTTGGTTCCTGGCATGCCATAATATGTGCAGGGGCAAACAGCCCCCGCACAATTTAATTCTCACAAATGGAAACTCGAGAAAATTTGAACCAAGTTCAACAAATTCTTGCCACTTTGCAGGATTCTGTTTCAACTGATGGGCAACAAATTAAAATCTCGTTGTCACAGGCAGATTACGAAAAATTAGAAAATTGTTTATGGGGATATGCCGAATCTTTGCCCGCAAGCAAGTGACAAATACACGACAACGCCTTGACCGCGCCTTGCAAATAAGAGCCGCCTTGCAAGGCTTGATGACAACAGAAGAAGCCGACACTTACGAAGATCTTGACAATCACTTTTGTGATTACATCAGGGATCTGACAATCGACCATCAAAGCACTCTTCCCGCTTTGCCTGCTATCTGATCAATGGACAATCACCACTCAATGCTCAATCTTTTTGAAAGATTTGAAAAGATGCAAGACCAGCTCGAAGCCTCAAACCTGCTTAAGCTTGCACCTGTTGAACCCCGCTACACCGTCAACGCCTACAAAGGTTCTGAGCACATTTGGGAAGACTGGGCCTACGACAGCAACGAACTTGCCAGCCTTAAGCAGGTTGCCTCTGCAAGCAACTACACCGTTACCGTTGAAGAGGCCAAATGCCCTGCCGCATTTTCAAAAACAAAGATTTAGAAGCACAGCAGTACCAAAATGAACTTCGAGCCTTTTTCCGTTATGAGCAGCGACTCAAACAGGCTTACGCCCGTAGCCAAAATCCGTTCCCTAGAAGATGGCAGCCTGATGGTCACAGTCGGGGAGTTCAGATCAATAGTGAGCAGCCATCATCTTGTTCAGCCGAAAATTATTCGCTTGACTGAGTACTGGTTGAAAGCAAATTCTGCACGTTGACATAAGCAGTTATTATTCTGTCAACTCTTTTTTTTAGGCAGTGGCAATCGTTTCAGAAAACATAATCCAACGTCAAACAGCAGAACTAAAACCATACGAAAACAATCCACGCCAACATTCAGAGCCACAGTTAGATCGCTTAGTCCGATCCATTAAGGAGTTTGGGTTCACCAACCCAATCCTCGTAGACGCGGACAGCAATGTAATCGCAGGCCATGGCCGACTTATGGCTGCTGAACTGATGGTCCTTGCCATCGTGCCAACCATTGAGCTGGGGCACCTGACAGAGGCTCAGAGGCGGGCCTATGTCATTGCTGATAACCAGTTGGCACTGAACAGCACTTGGGATGATGATGTGCTGCAATCAGAATTGAATGCCTTGGGTCAAGCAGGCTTTGACCTGACCTTGCTTGGCTGGGGTGATGACCTCCCCACCTTTGGTGAAGATATTGACTTGTCAGCGCTAGACGATTTGGAAGATGATCCAACTTCTGAACTTTCTGATGGCGTGATGAAAGCTATTCAAATTGAGTTTCGCCCGGAAGATTATGAAGAGGCCAAGGCTTTGGTTGATGCTGCTCGCAAACGCGGTGAATATGTAGGCATCAAACTAATCGAAGCATTGGCTGGATGATTGATTACCAGATTGCTGTCCCAAGCTACAAAAGGCCCACACGGCTGATTACCGAAACACTGACAACCCTCAAAAGAGGTAGCGCAGACTTCAACCGGGTAACAATCTTTGTTGCAGACACAAATGAAAAGCATTTGTATGAAACAGCTTTGCAGGCTGTCGGCTTGAAAATTAAAATTGTTGTTTCGCAGCCTGGCCTGATCAATTCACGGATTTGGTACAACAAAAATTACTACAAGCCAGGGACACGTATATTGAACTTGGATGACGACATTGCAGGGCTGTATATCAAAAACAATAATTCATTGGAAAAATATACCCAAAGTTTAGATAGGTTAGTTTCTAAAGGTTTTCAAGTTTGCCAGAATACTGGCGCAAAGCTATGGGGCATAAACCCTGTTGCAAATGGAATGTTTATGAAATCAACTATCACTGTTGGTTTGCGCTATATCTGTGGAATTTTTCATGGGTCATATGCAGGCGATCTTGCACTTTGCGGTGATGATCGCCCACTCCAATCATCTGGAGAAGACTTTGAAACGACCCTTCGTTCGTATAAATTGCACAAAGGTGTCGTGAGGCTTGATGGCTACGCTCCGAAAACAAAATATTTCGCAGAGGGTGGGATCATGGCTGAACTTGGTGGTAAGCAAGAACGTGCCAAAGATCATGAAAAACAGTTGCAGCAAATCGTCAATCGTTTCCCAGGTATAAGCAAGTTGTACACCAAAGCTGGTGGTGTGCCGAATATCAAGCTCAAAACAATCACGCATGGAAAATTGCAGTGGGCATGAAACTCCCTATTCGCACGCTCCAACCATTGGCACCGAAACTGAAAATAGGGGATACCTGCCCAACATTGCAGCCCAACATCATTGACTCCTGCATACTTGCTGACCCTGACGGCACTCAGGTCGGTCTGTTTATCAAGCAACTCCCTGACGAACTCCGCAACTTAGTCAACATTGCTGACCACGAAGTCAATTCAACTCGTGTGCCCAAAACAATGATGGACCGCAAGCGCCCGCTCCCACCAGCACCAGACGGAAAAAGGCGTTACTTAGTTATTTCACAGTATTCAGCAATCCTTGGCAGCGTCCCACCAAAGCCGCATATGCGACGGGCATACGGCACCCGTTCATCCGTTCATTCCAGCAAAACGGCAGCGACTTTTGTGAAAGCTATGCACCAGGCAGGCTTAGTCGCCTTTAAGTTGGTTCAAGAGCTGACACCTGAAATAACCAAATTGCATAGCAGCAAGGTGCGATCGCGAGTGCCAGAAAAATGGCGGTTTTCTAAAAATTTCACCAGCACCATTACTAACTGCAATGGCGCAGCCCCCATCCACCAAGACCATGCAAACGTCAAAGGGGCTATCAATATCATCATTACGAAAAGGCGAAACAGCACCGGGGGGAATTTGCATGTCCCTGATTACAACGCAACGTTTGACCAAATTGATGGTTCAATGCTTGTGTATCCAGCGTGGAGAAATATGCACGGCGTGACGCCAATCGCCCCAACACACCAAGGCGGCTATCGCAATAGCCACGTCTGGTATGCGCTTGATTCATTCGCTTCACTACAGTAAATACATGGCTCAACCTCGTTGCACGGCTGTAGAAAAACAATTTCGCCTAGCACGGGTTACTCGGATGCTTGCCAATGGAGCAACGCGTCAAGATTTAGTGCAGTATGGCGCTCAAGAGTGGGGGCTTGCAAAACGGCGCATAGATGAGTACATCGCAGAAGCACGTAAAGAATTACAAGAGGATTACAATCTTGATCGCCAAGCTTTTACCGCTGTTCTTTTGTCACAACTATCAGTTATACAAAAAAAGGCAATGGAACAATCAAACCTGCAAACCGCATTAGGTTGTATTAATACAGCGGCTAAACTTGCACGGATCTACGATTAATGGGCGTATTGTCAGCAATACCATCGGGTCATGTTCTTCACAGAATAGGAGAAAACAATTCGGAATTAGATGTTGAAAAATTAGTCAAGCAAATCAAGTCAGACCTCCACCCCGGGCAGCTTGCGTTTGTAGAGGATCAAACAACAGAAATCATCGGCTTGTCTGCAGGGTATGGGGCTGGTAAAACGCGATCGTTGGCGGCAAAGGCTGTCGTCCTTGCGGTGTTGAACCAAGGCTTTATGGGATGCGTCATGGAGCCGACAGGCCCATTGATTCGTGACATTTGGATGAATGACTTTGAGCAGTTCCTTGAGGCTTATGAAATCCCTTATACGTTTAGAGCTTCGCCGTTGCCTGAATATGTATTGCACTTGCCAGGCGGCGACACAAAGATCTTATGCCGCAGTTTTGAGAACTGGTCACGCATCATTGGTTTGAACCTTGCCTGGGTGCTTGCTGACGAAATTGATACAGTTGCCCCTTCAATTGCACAGAAAGCATTCCCTAAGATCCTTGGCCGCCTTCGTGCTGGCAATGTGCGACAGTTTGCCGCTGCGTCAACACCTGAAGGCTTTCGCTGGATGTGGAACACGTTTGGCACAGAGGAAGCACAACAGCGTCCTGATCGAAAACTAATCAAAATGCGCAGTGCGGATAATCCACATCTGCCGCCAGACTTTATTGAACGGCTGCGAGCTAATTACGATCCTAGTTTGTTGAAGGCATACCTTGAAGGGCAGTTTTGCAATCTCACAACTGGTCAG